CGCACGACGTGCGTGTGCCTGAACGCCGCGCCTGATGTACAGGTTGTAGCGAATGCCAAGCGCCCGGTATTCGCGGACTTCACCACAAGCGATGCCGTCCAGGTCGGCGTGATCAAAAGCAGCAACGTCGAGGTAACGCTACAAACAAGCACCCTCATGACAGGGAGTGCAGACAAAATGAAATACGCATCGGTGGACTTTGTTGCTGCCTCTGCGCTCACCGCTGGACATGAGGGGACGCCGTGCAAGCGGATTACCGAAGAAGGCGATACCCGCAGCACCCAGACGGCAGACACCCGTCTTGTCGAGGACTGCGACCTGTCCGGTGCCAACATTGAACGATTGCGCCCTGTATCCGTAGACTTGGCCGCACAGACAGTATTCGCCGAGGTCTTTGCAGCCAAGGCCAGCCCCGTAAGCCTGGGACTGCAAGCTGGCATGGAGATCGTAGTCAGTGTGCAGAGGTCGCGGGCGTCGGCGGCGGACATGGCGGTACAGACAGCGGTCGCCGATACCTTCGCCACTAAGGTCAGCCCTGTGTCGGTAGACATGACCGCACAGACAGCATGGGCGGAAGTCTTCCTTTCCAAGACCAGCCCCGTGGCGCTAGACCTGGCGGCCAACACCACGATGATCGCCGGGCGCGACGAGCCTGTGATCAGACGAATCACCGAGGCCGGGGATCTGCGGCGCACGCAGTCGGGCAACGTCCGCATCGTCGAAGAGAACCCCGAAGGCGGCAACATCATCGTTGTGCAGCCCGCGTACCGGATCTACGCCAAGTGGTACGGCGTCTGGCGCGTGCTCGCCCCACACGTGAAGCATAACGGCCAGTGGAAGATGCCGACAAAAATATTCCCCAAAGACGGTGGGCTATGGCTCCCCGTACGTTCTCATCTATAGGAGCCTGCCTATGGCAGACATGAAAATCTCTGACCTACCGGTTGCGCCGAACGTCAACGACGCGCAGCAGTTCGAGGTCAACGACAGCGGCAACAGTCGGCGCGTGACGTTCCAGCAGTTGCGCGAGAAGATCAAAAGTGAATTCGGTAAACCGGTTGCTCCCTCGGTGACACCTGCAAGCTGGAATGATCTACCAGAACAGTATCCCGGAACCGGGCTGGTGCCTGTGCTCGTGCGCAAAAGCCCATCGGACGCTGCTGACAACAACGGCCCGTCTGGTCACGCCGGACATTATTACTACGTTCAGCAGTTCTTTTATAGCGCCACACGGGTCACGCAGCTTGCCATCCCGTATACAACCGCCAAGATAGCTTTCCGCTCCCGTAATCAGGACGGCACCTGGACGGCATGGCGTCAAGTGCTGGACAACAACAGCACGATTCCAGCCGAGAAGATCAGCGATGCGTCGGCGGTGGGCCGTGATGTACTCAAAGCCGCCGATAAAGCGGCGGCGCGCTCGGCTATCGGTGCAGGTACTGGTAACAGCAATCTGACGCTAGGAACCACGGCGACCACGGCAAAACCTGGGAACTGGAAGCCCAACATCGATGCCGACACGACGGGGCAGTTGCCATATAGCCGGTTGACGGATGTGCCTGACGGCGTTGGGGGAGCGTCTTACGTCGCGGGGGATACGTATTTGGTGAGCCAAGTCCTCGGTGTAAGCACAGAAAGCTTCCCAGGTGACGGTGGCGGCGGCGATAACCAAATCTTCTATCCTGTCAGTAACTTGATAGCAACAAGCAACGGAACCGTCAGATTCCGGGCGACGCAACGCGGTGGACTTCGTGTTCGCCTTGACGGTACACAAGTCGCGTATTGGAGCACCCAACACAGTGACGCCGACCGCACCTTGAACTTGGATGTTGCACGAGGTCAGATAATTTCAGTAGACATACGCAGGGTATGGACGAACACCGCAGCACACGTTACTAACGCACGGTTCTTATCTGCAACACCAGCGACGTTCCTGATCCCTGCGGTTTATTTCTACATACCGCCCCCACCCCCGCCGCCCCCCAATGATGGTCCGGGCGGAGCATAGTAACCCTCAAGGAAACAAACCATGGACTACACAAGCGTCAAATACATCAACCCCCTTGGAGGTCTGTTGGTAGAGCAGGCGGATGGGATTTTCTTCTACTGCCCGCCTGGTATCGCAGAGCACGCCGCCATCGTCGCGCACTTCGGCGAGGACTTCATTGAAGAGTACGTCGATGAGGAGCCGCCAGAGCCAGAGAGCGACGAGCCGGACGCGCCTGTGGATTGAACGCTGCGGGGTGGCGGCCTACTTGGCAATCAACATAGGTAGCACAGCTAGCAGAATGCCCACCGCTACCACCAGCATCGTACCCAGGCGGATAGTAATACGGTTTTCCATGGCTTCCATATCCTTGCGCACGAGCGCGATCTCGTTGCGCAAGTCTCCCTTCGTTGCCACGTCCGCCGCGTCATGCGAATCGCGCACGGCGGCAGCAAAGGCCGCCGCCTGCTCGCGACCCACGCCAGCACTTTCCAAAGTCTGGACGAATTTCAGTGTGTCAAAGGTGACTGCCATGTGCGGTGCTCATACCCACTTGGCCGCTGCAAACGCCAAGCCTGACATTGCAATGGCTGTGCCAATAAACCACTTGAGAAGCGTAGCTTCCAGGCGGGCAAGATCCGCCTTGGTTGCCAATGCAGAGGTGTGATTTTCTAACGTAGCGTCCAGCACGTTGCGTAGAGCCTTAGCCTGCGCTTCGGCTTGCTTGTCGGGCACGTCAGCCGCCTTAAGTTCGTTGACGTATTCGAGTGTGTCAAAGGTGACTGCCATGCACGTTACTCCGAGTAATCGTTGAAGTGTAGCACCGCCCGCCCCTTACTCCCAATCACAAGGAACCCCATGATTGAGTACACCGACGCAGCGAACGCCCCCGTGGATGCGGGAGCCGCAGTCGTGGCCTACACCGTTCTCGGTATGCCCCTGTCCGACTTCGTGAATCTGCTGATTATCGTCTACCTACTGTTGCAGATGATTGAGCCCGTGCGCAAGATCGTGACAGGCACGTGCCAGTGGTTCACACGCCGGAGGAAATAATGTCGAAAGCCACCGAAGCCGCGCTCTCGACCTTGCACGGCGTGGTGGCCGCAGAGCTTACCCGCCGCATCCTGGAAAGCGAGGCCACCGCCGCCGACATCGGCGCGGCCATCAAGTTCCTGAAAGACAACCACATCACCGCCAGCATTGAAGACAACCAGGGCTTAAGCGACCTCAAGCGTAAGCTCGACGAGAAGATCGCAAAGAGGAACGGTAACGTCGTGCCGATCCGAGCCGCTGCCATGCCGACGCCGGAAGACATTGACGACGTGCTCGACGGCATCCAAGGGCAGGCCACGTAATGGCACAGCGAGAAAGTGCTGATCAGGCAGTCGTGCGGTGGGAAATGTTGGAGTTGGTGCAGAACGCTTACCGCACGTTCACCCCGTTCCTTGAGGACGTGATGACCGAGTTGGGCTTCACCACCACCGAAGTCCAGAAGGACATTGCCGAGTTCTTGGAGCACGGCCCCCACTACCTGATGATCCAGGCCCAGCGCGGCCAAGCCAAGACCACCATCACCGCCGCCTTCGCCGTCTGGCGGCTGATTCACGAGCCGCGTTCGCGCATCCTGATCCTGTCCGCAGGCGGCACACAAGCCAACGAGATTTCAACGCTCGTTGTCCGCATCATCATGACGATGGAAGTGCTGGAATGCCTACGACCGGATCGCAACGCGGGCGACCGTACGTCCGTCGAAGCCTTCGACGTGCACCATTCCCTGAAGGGGCTGGACAAGTCGCCTAGCGTGGCGTGTGTGGGTATCACGGGGAACTTGCAAGGCAAACGTGCGGACTTGCTGATTGCCGACGACATCGAATCACAGAAGAACTCGCTCACCGAACACCAGCGCCAAGCGTTGCTGAACCTGACGCGGGACTTCCCTTCCATTTGCGCGACGGGACCCATCGTCTACCTGGGTACGCCGCAGTCGATTAACTCCATCTACAACACGCTGCCGGGCCGGGGCTACACCGTTCGCATCTGGACGGGGCGCTACCCCACGCAAGCACAGCTTGAGAACTACGGGAATTTGCTGGCCCCGCTGATCCTGCGTAAGCTGGCGGCTGATCCGGAATTGGGCGCTCCCCGCCACGGCCCGTTGGGCGACCAGGGCGCGCCGCTGGACACCGCACTGCCTGCCGGAACCGAAGAGTTCCTGTGCAAGAAAGAGATCGACCAGGGGCCGAGCTACTTCCAGCTACAGCACATGCTGAACACGAAGCTGGCTGATGCTGATCGCTTCCCGCTGCGCCTCATCAAGATACAAGCCATGCGCATCGTGGGCGACTTGTTCCCCATGAGCATTCAACCAGGGCTGCTATCACAGGAAACCATCGCCTACGAAATCAACGGCACGACGTACACCTTGGGCGTACCCTCTTCGACATCCGAGGATCGGGCGAAGCTGCAAGGCATCATCATGTACGTTGACCCCGCAGGGGGCGGCAAGAACGGCGACGAGACTGCCTACGCCGTGGTGGGGTTCCTGAACGGCAACATCTGGGTGCTGGACGTTGGCGGCGTGCCTGGCGGGTACTCCGTGGAATCCTTCAAAAAGCTGGCCGGGATTGCGAAGCACTGGAAGGTCAACCACATCATCATCGAGAAGAACTTCGGCTTCGGCGCTTATCTGCACACGTGGCTTGTTATCATAGGCCGAGTGCGTTTCACTCTCTATATCTATTC